CTCATCCAGAGAGTTAAATCCTTTATTTCGCATTATTTCAAAAATAGTTGGACCTGGTGGAGTATTGTTAAAAAGAACGCTATCGGAGGCGTTTTGGGCGTTGTTGTTTCCCTTAACTATCTTCCACTCCGCAACAAAATCCTCATCTGTAAGTATCGGAGAAAAGCTTGACGGCCCTACCGTTTGTTGACCCGGCTGGGGGAAGATGCTGTCCGTGAGGCTATCCTTGGCCTTGTCTTTAATTTCTTGAGGGAGGGCATCCCAAAGGGATGAGCCAATACGTAGGACCGGGGTAGCTCGCTTAAGTACCTTCCCAACAAGAGAACCAATGCCTTTCCCTTCAGGGTCAACGGGTAAATTATTTCCAGCCATTAATAACAGCCTGAAAAACTCTTACCCTTAACAGCTCCACCCTTAGAGTAATTAATAGGGCTACGCTTTTCATGCACCATCCCACCGCCCATGTAACCTAGTTCGTCTACTTCATCTACTTCGACGATAAAGCCATCTGGGGAACTTTCTACTCTTCCACCTGGAACCGTATCCGCATATTCTTGTGCGGAAATCTCGTCATCGTAAACAACACCTTTTGGCATCAGAATGTTCCCTTACCGTCATTGTTGTTGAAATAACGCCCACGAACCTGGAACTCAGTACCTTTAATAAGCTGTTCGGTGCCTTTATCCAGTTTCTCACGGCCCCACTCCATGGGAACATCCTCAGAGCCATGAGTCACGTCGTAAGCCATGCCGCCATCGTTGTACTTCGTCTTTTTACGCTTTTTCACAAGACCACCTCTTCGCATTTTTGTTCCACGTGGAACATCCTCTACACCACTAATAGTACCTTTGTTCAAAGAAGCATAGAAAACGCTCTCGCCTTTATCAGCGCCATACTTACCCTTCATATTGCGCATAATGTCCTTGCCTTTCTTACTCAGCGGCATTTCTAGTTTCCTCTGCCGGTACTGCCCATTTGTGTCGTAATTCTTTCAAGGTTGACATCAGCTCTAAGCAACGCAATATCTTCCTGAGAGTCCATCTTCTCGCGGGTCAAACCCTGACGTTCAGCCTCGCGCTGTTCCTCAAACCCTTGTTTGGAAGAAAACTCATCAGCTTTACGCTGCATATCCTGCGCCTTAATGTCGAGCTCCTTATCACGCAACTGAACCAATGGGTCATTCTGTCCGGCTGGCGGCGGTATTAAGGCAGCCATAACTTCTTCGGTGTACTGCGCAATGTACTGCGCAACCTTGGCCTCCACATCCACTTGCATTTGCGTTTGAGCCTCTTGCGGTGAAATCTGTCCCGCGGCCTGCATTTGCTGTAACTGCTGGGACTGCTGCATCATTTCAGCCTGTACCACACCCCTAGCTTTAAACGCTATATGCTCGCATAGGTGCGCTTGCAACAATCCAAAAATAGGTGGGGTAGATGAGGGAGTAGGTGTTTTCATAAACATCAGGTGTGACGCTATGTGAGCGTCATGATCCTGTGTCTGAAATGCCTGCAAAGTCTCCTGAATAATGGATCTAGCGTTCTCTATGGACGGATCCGTGGGTTGCGGAGGTGTCGGTGTCGGTAAAACACCCTCAATGTTGGGAACGCCAATAGCCTCGTAAATGCGCCGATAAGCCTCATAAAGGTTGTGCATTTGCGGATTAGACTGAGCCAGCTGCAATTGCGTCTGGGCCAAAGCCAATCTCTGCGACATTGAGAAAATATTGGGGTCAGACACAGGCATAATGTCAACACGGTCATCAAAATCAGCCTGTTTTATTAAAGATTCACCTCCCCACACGTTGTAGGGGTACATGGGAGGTAAGGATTCCGAAAACACCCTGGCCAACATCTTAAATTCTATCTTTTGAGCGTAATGCAAGCGTTTATGCACCGCAGACATCACTTTTGACCCCCGCTCGAGGAGGGCAACTGTCGTTCCTACCGCCGCTTGCTGGTTCCCATCGCCTACCTGTAGGTCGGCAATAGCCGCAAATCGCCTTCCGGCGTCTACCACGAACCCCAAAAGCTGCATTAGGGTTTGTGAGGGCTCTTTGTAGGGAAGCGGGAGAATACTTTGGCTAAGAACGCCACCGGGGACATCAATATCACGAAACTCACCAGGAGAAAGAGGCTGGTCAGCATCGCGAATACGGATACCACGAGCTTTAAAACCAGCAGGAAGATTGGCCAAGGTGCCTGCATCAATCAATTGCCTTAAAATAGAGGTCGCGGAGCGGCCCAAGCCCCCAATCATGTGTAAAAGACCAAAACCGTAGAAACCAAGCCCAGGAAGGAACTTGTAATGCGTGAAATAAGGGATTCGGCGGAAAAGTTCATCGTCTTCCCGCCAATTTCGTCGAATGGACAGGATTTTTGAGCTTCCCTCGTCAATTGTGATGATATAAGGCAGCTTTATGCCTGTTTGCTCATCGTCAATGGGGCTAACATGTTCGAATCCAGGTAAATCAAGGTCCGTATGCACCTCTAAAAGGGTGCAATCCTTGTCATCAGTCGTTTTCTGAATGCCCGAGATCTCTCTTTCCTTGTCTCGAAGCTCATCGTCTTCGTCATAAGGAACCAAATCCACTTCTCGGTAGAACCCACCGGCCTGAAACTTGCGAACATCATTCTCCGACATGCGAATAACATGCGTAATTCGAGATGCGGAGTTCAAATCAGTCGCGTTATAAGGAACTACAAGGTCATCGGCTGGCACGAATCTGGCAACTGCACGATCCAAAAGGTCGTCAAAATAGACTTTCTTGAACGCACTGCCTGCAAGCGGTAAATAAAACAACAAACGGTCCATTTCCGGATCAAATTCTTCCATTACATGGATAATTTGATAGTTCATGAACTCCTTGACGCGCTCAGATTGTGCCTCAACCTCTGGGTTGGTGGCTCCTATGATCTGAGTACGCACTGGGCCTGAACTAGGAAGCAGTTCTTTGTACGCCTGCGCCTGAAATTGTGTCACCGCTTCCGCAATTACAGGGTGAGTGACCCCACTCGAGCCTCTAAAAGGCTCTTCTCGCTCTTCATACTTAAGACCCAGCAGTTTAAGGCCACTAACGTAAGCATCTTCCCAGTCATCTCGACTAGAACGATCATCTTTGTACAGACCTGTAATTTCATTGGATATCCGCATCAAGTCGCGTTCATCAAGAACTTCCGCTAAATTTGCGTCGGGTTCAGTTTGAAGCTGCTCTTGAATGCGTTGACCAAAGTTTAGGATGACAGAGCCATCCTCTTCCTCAATCATCTCAGTTGGATCGCCTATCTCCTCAACATCAACTTCCTCTTCCATCATTTCAACAATAGGCGTGCCCTGTGCAGGCATAATGTCGTCAATAAGGGAGGGTCTTCCGTTAGCCATTACTTAGTTACCCCCTTCGCTTTTTCCCAGCTACGCAGACCGCCCAGACCTAGCATCCCCAGTAGGACGGGCATCATTGCTCCTAAGTCCACTGGGGGCAGGTCTATATACTGGCCTTGCTGAACCAGAACAAACGTTAAAACAGGTTGTGCGAGATAGGTGTAGAACAAAGCCAGACCGCACGACCATCCGATGAATGGTCGCCATCCGGACACGAAAAGATTACGGTGAGTCGCTTCTTGCTGATTGACTTGTATCTGGGCAAGGTCAATGTGGGCAAGATGATCGGTCAGCCGCGCCTCAATCTCCCGCTGCGCCTTTGCCTTCTCCTCCTTGTTTGGAAAAAACCGGTCAAGTACATCACCAAGAACCGGGAGCAAACCGGGAATCAGACCAGGCAACATTACCCGTATCTCTTTTCTTTAAGTATAAAAGCCACAACCACACTGGCCAAGCCTAGAAGGACCAAAGCCGTAATATCTAGAACAATACCAAGACCAATCAATCCCGCACTAACAGCAGCCCAACTTGATGGTTCACAAACGCGATCAGAAATCCAAGTAAAAACGGCAGTCATTGAATGCTCCTAATAGTAGACACAAGGTCTGGGATTATATGAAGGCTCTACATCTTCTTCGTCAGAGTCAAGTCGCAAAAACCCTCCCTTACGGTATCTAATAAGCGCCATGGACATTGAATCGCAATAATCGTCATGGTCACCATTAGGAAAAGCGGCACACTCGTCGATCACCTCCTCAGAAAAACGTTTCTCCGGCGCCCACACTTTGCCGCTTTCAAAGATGGGGGCCACCATGTGCATACGCGTATGCTTATCTTTCCCTTTCGAGGGCGTATAATTGACAACCGGAATACCTACACTTCGTAATTCATCCGTTAACGGTGTGCCTGTTGCTTTGGCCTCTATGAGCACCATATCCGGTTCCCAGTGTTTGTACTCTTCCAACGCTTTGGCTTTCAACTCAGGAAAGTCCCAGCGTCCGCGTTTTGCATCCATTAGTATAATACTATCGGGACCATATTCATCCGGTTTAAAAACACCCCATGTGGTAATAGCCGAATAATCCGCCGTCTCCTTCTTAGAAAACGCTGTATCATAGCTTTGCATAATGTAGCTTACCGGCGGCGCTTTCTCTTTCTCCCATTTGTTCCACCATTCCTTTTTGATAATAGCGCCTTCTTCAGCAGTGGGGTTCTGCTGCCACTGCGCGTTCCATTTGCCAAGCGACAAGGAAGCCTTAACCCTGAGCAATTCATCCTTTTTCCAGAACTGTGGCCAAAGGACATTGCCGCTTGGCAATATGGCGGGAAACTCCAACAGATCCCACTGGTCTGCCATTACATCAGACGCTTGTGCTCTAATTAATTTCCCAGTCAAGTCCTTCAGGGACCACCGGGTCATAACTATAACTATTGATCCTCCGGGCTGTAGTCTTTGACGCGGTCCTGACGTATACCACTCGTACGCGTGCTCCATGGCAGTTTCAGAAAGGGCATCCTGCTCCGAATGCGGATCATCAATGATGAGTAAGTCAGCACCACGACCTGTAATTGCACCTCCAACACCAGCCGCGTAATACTCACCGCCTTGCGAAGTTTCCCAGCGACCAGCAGCTTTAGAATCGGCACGTAAATCGACATCGGGGAATATCTCCCTATACTCCTGCATCTCCATTAAGTTTCTAACCTTACGACCAAAGCGTACCGCCAGCTCCGCTGTATGAGTAGTCTGGATAATTTTTAATTCGGGATTTTTTCCAATCAGCCACGCAGGCAACAAGTAACTGGCAAATTCAGACTTGGTATGGCGTGGCGGCATGTTGACAATTAGCCGTGAACCGGGGGTCACCGACAATGTCTCAAACCGCTTTGCTACCTGCTTGTGATGAGAACCCTGTATGAAACCGTCATAAACATGCTTGACGAATTCCAGAAAATTATCCTGCGCTATTTCCCGTATGGAAATAGCACGTTTAGCCTCCTCAAGAGCGAGGATCTCTCGAACAACTTCGTCAGACGCGTTTAGCACGTTTAAATGTCAGATATTCCGCCGCTTCCTGAACATTAGGAAAACAGGTCAGGAATCCTGCCTCCTCCTCACACATTGGATCAAATATAGCCGTGATCGCTTCACCATATTGCTGCTGACCATGGCCCAAACGATCTGCGTAGTCATCCTCGGTCTTGTAACCCTTCGCCCTTGCTGTCCAGTATATCTTATTTGACCAGTCATCTTCATTCTGCGCTAATGCCCAATGATGCCTGTGCCCGGAAATGTACAAATCAGCTTCCTGTGTGAATTTAGCTCTCTTTTGCTGCGCGTGCAGAGGATTCCACTGCGAATGACCCGGCATGTCATGGGCAGCCCATACCTTGCCAGAACGCCCCTTGGGAAACTTTAACTCAATCCTTGCCTGCCAGTCCTGCGTCAATGTACCAGGGACCTTTAACCACTCAATCGGATCTACATCGTTAGGTAGCCACATGTCGTGATTACCCTTGATCAATAAACACCAATCAGTCTCCTCTAACATCCATTGCACCAACTGCCATGCCTGCTTTGCAGATGTCTCCTGCGAAGCCCACAACCTCGAAAGACGCCCCACCCAATTGTTTGACGCGTCACCCAAAGACGCTGCATACATCCCCTCAGTATTGTTGATTGTGTCTAAGTCCCTCCTCAACTTAACCCAATTGCACCCGTTATCATCTACATGTGGATCCCCCAAAAAACATACCCCCACCGGACCCTGAATGCTAAAACGCAAAGGGATCCACTTCCGATCCAAAGCAGCTCTACGGCGGTGCTCAAAACGCTTCGTTACATGCTCTACTAACTCCTGAGTGTCCATGTCCTCAGACATCAGCTCAGGGACCGTGAACGGTGGCTCCTGGACCTTGTTCCAAGGAGCCTCCCATCCACTCTCCTCTAACTTGTCCAACCGGCGGTAATACGTCGATTTAGGTATCTGCAACTCGTCCTGAATTACTTTCGCAATAGAGGGATGACGAGAATCCTTGCGCTCCTTACTAGAGGGAACTCCCTTGGCGTAATACTGCTCAATGGCCTCGGATAACTGTTCGAGATCCTTGTTCATGGACGCTTGTTCACCTTAAAGCTTTCAAGTGGTTAGGAATATAGCACAGTGCCAAATAAGAAGTATTTCATATTATTTGTCCAAAACACTTACGCTACATCACCAACCCGACAAGCGGGCGGCGGTTAGGCGGGCGGG